AAAATATGAAACGCCATCCGATTATGGAATATGTGATTCCAGCAATTGTAGCAAGTGTGGCAACAGTTTTAATCCGTTTAGTGCTAGGGTGGTAAGAATCGAAACAATAATCGGAATAGCCACATCTTTCAATAGTAACTTTTTAAATTCATGTTTTCTTTCAGCAATGTAAGATTTTCCCTGTTCGGAAATCGTAATAGAGAGAGTTTTTCCTTTTGCATATCTGACCTGACCGTCTTGATTGATTTTAGGAAAAGATTCTCTATTAACAGAAATCAATTTTTCTTCTTCAAGAAAATTTGAAATTTTGATTTCATTTTCCGATAGAGAAGAATATTCAATTTTTTCTTTGCTTGAAAGATATTTCAAGAAATTAAATTGTTCTTTATTGAGATACACAATATCACCTCCCGTCTACTGGGAGTATATCACAAGAAAGGAGTGAGTACATGTCTGAAAAAGAAAAAAGAATCGTTGAAAAGCTAAAAAACGCGATTCCTAAGATGTCAGAATTTGACAAGGGTTACATTCTCGGAAAGACAGAAAGTTTTTCTGAGAAAAAAGATGATTCTGACCAGAAAGAAAACGGGAAAGGAGTAGATTATGAATAAAATTTTCGTTCCACACGAACTTAAAACAATCGAGGTTGACACAGAAAAGAAAATCTTCCGCATCAACGGAGAGGATTTCGGACGTGAATGTACAGGTTTCATGATTTCCTGTACACCGGATGGTTTCCGTATCGATATGGAAGTGGACGCGACCGTACACTTTGCAAGCTATTCCAATAAGGGAGTACAGAGGGAACAAGGAACGTATTAAGCAGAAGTTCCTTTATGTGAGTCACGCAGAGTACTGTAAGTTCCCAGAAGATAAGAAACATTATTCTTGGGTATATGGACGGAGTTATTGATTGCAGTAATTCTGACTAGAAAGAAAGTAAGAAAGGAGCATAAAATGAGCGAGGTTGATACTTACATCAAAGAAAATGCAGAAGTCCATCAGTTCGCTGCAGAGGTTGCGAGAATCATATCAGGCATTCCACAGATGCCAGAGTTCTCGTCAGAGAATATGACTGTAGCCGACGCGAGTCAACTGATCGGACTTCCTATTACAGCAATCCGGGCAGGGATTGTGTATGGATGGTTGCCGATTGGCGTGGCTGTGCAGAATAACAAGCCAGCAAAAAGCCTTTCCGGTGGACGAATCACATACATCATAAGCCCTAGGAAAGTCTATGAAGTAACTGGTCATGTCTGGAAAGGCAAAGAGGTTCTCAATAAGTGAGTGCCCCGGAGGGAGACGACACCTCCACCCCGGAGCTTGCATCTACTAAATCGCGCTTAGTAGATACAGGTTAATTATAAGCCTCTATCTGCTAATTGTAAAGACAAATAAGAAAAAATAAGGAGAAATTAGCTAGATATGAGCGAAATTAGAAACGAAAATCAGCCGACATGGGCTGACATCGAAGTAGCACTTGCGACTGAAATTGTCGAAGAAAGCAAAAAAAAGTCAAAAAGATGGTTCACTGCATGGATTGTGACAGCCGCCGCACTGGTGGCAAGCAACCTTGCGTGGATCGCAGGGGAAATGAAATAAAATGAAAGAGTATATGCTAATTGCTGTTTGTATGCTTGCCGGGAAATATGTGGATATACCTATCTGGCTGAACATCCTTTTTGGTGTCTCGGCAGCATGGGCGGTACGCCAGATGAAAGCAGACTGGCAGTAGAAAATAAGGAGGATAAGAAGATGTTCGAGAGAGAGATTGATGAAATTTATGGACTTTGTAAAAGAGTTGCGAACGAAGTTCCGACAGCAAGTGTCACGTTCAGTTATTCAATTTATAGCATGACCGTATGTGGACTCAAAAGAAAAGAAGACGTTCGCCTTCCCTACGGCAAGTTCAAGTGGGATTTGTACCAAGGCGTATCTTTTAATCCATTTTACGAGAAAGAAAGCCGTGAAAAGCTTAATAAAATCAAAGCATTCTTGTTGGAACTTCTGATAGATGGGAAGTGTCCAAATGAGTAAACAGATAGCGATTATGAAACTTCTTCCCAGTCTGGAGATAGCAGGATGTATCAACGAGCTGCTCAGAGAGCTTCAGTCCAGAAGTGATTACATTCTGGATTATGAAAACTGTGATATGTCTCTGGACCATATCGAATGCCATGAGACGGATACATTGTATTGTTTTTTTAAAAGAGAGGAGAAAAGATAATGAAATTGTACGAAATTGACAACGCAATTATGGATTGTGTAGACATGGAAACAGGAGAAATCATTGACGTTGAGAGGCTTTCTGCTCTTCAGATAGAAAGGGATCAGAAGATTGAGGGTATCGGTTGTTGGATCAAAAATCTTCTGTCAGATGCAAAAGCCTTAAAAGAAGAAAAAGATAACCTTGCAGCACGTCAAAAAGTTGCCGAGAACAAAGCAACTTCATTAAAAGAATTTCTTTCAAAATATCTGGACGGTGAGAAATTTAAGACTGCAAAGGTATCAATTTCTTACAGAAAAAGTGATTCTGTAGATATTTCAGTGGGGGCAACTGTTCCTGAGGAATTTCTTAAATATGCAGAGCCTATACCTGACAAAATCGGATTGAAAGCGGCATTGAAAGCTGGAAAAGAATTTCCGGGAATTTCACTGAAAACTTCTCAAAATATTCAGATTAAGTAGGAGGACGCTATGAGTGAATTTGAAATCCGTATTCCGGCAAGGAAGAAACAGCCTGTAACTGATAAGGACAACCCAGTTGTGAAAGTATCAGCAGACGCATACAACGCACTGGTTGAAATCTATAACGAATCAACCTTATCAATGAAAGATATCGCAAGTTTGCTGATCGTTGAGGGCAGCAAGCATGTAGTTTATGACAAGGAGGAATAGCAATGGCAACACCCGTATTAATTATTGGAAAATCTGGTTCTGGCAAGAGCACCAGTCTTAGAAACTGTCAGAATGGGCACTGGAATCTTATTAGGGTATTGAATAAACCGCTTCCATTTAAAGGAAAAATTGACGGATGGTTTACAGATGATTACCAGCAGGTAATGAAGTGTCTGATCGCATCAAAAGCGGAGTCAATTGTGATTGATGATGCAGGATATCTCATTACGAATCATTTCATGAAAGGACACGCTTCTGCTGGAAAAGGCAATGCAGTGTTCGCTCTGTACAATGATATTGGAGACTATTTCTGGAATCTTATCCAGTTCATTGTAACAAAAGTACCGCAGAATAAAATTGTTTACCTTATGATGCATGAAGAAAAAGACGATTCCGGGGAAGTAAAACCTAAGACAATTGGTAAGCTTCTGGACGAAAAAGTTTGCATTGAGGGCATGTTTACTATCGTTCTTCGCTGCATCGAAGAGAGTGGAAAACATTTATTTGTCACCCAGTCCAGTCAGGGAGCAGTAAGCAAGTCCCCGATCGGGATGTTTGACAGCTTAACTATTGATAACGACCTTGCAGAAGTTGACAAGGTTATTAGAGATTACTACGAATTAGGAAAAGGAGAGAATAAAGATGAATAAACCAACAGCGTATGATACTACACAGGCAGCAGGAGAATTTGAACCAATTAAGCTTGGTGGTCATAAGATGGTAATTAAGCAGATATCAGAGAAAAAAACACAGGGTGGACTCGATATGCTCGTTATCTTGTTTGATTTCGCAGAAGGAGACGAACAGGCCGGCTATTTCATGAAACAGTTTGAGAACGATATCCGTCCAGACAAGAAATATCCGAATGCCGGTACTAACTATATGATTATTGACGAGAGTGCAGATTATGGTGTCCGTAACCTTAAAACATTTATCACATGTGTAGAAAAGTCAAATCCGGGATTTGCTGTTAAGTGGGGTGATAACTTCGGGCAGCAGTTTAAAGGCAAGTTGATCGGCGGCATCTTCCGTCTGGAGAAAGACTGGTACGACAACAAAGAAGTAAAACGTCACAAACTCGCATGGTTCCGAAGTATTGAGGGAATTAAGGATGCAGACATCCCAGAAGAGCGTACCACAAAAGCCTATGACGATCATCTGAAAGAAGAAGCTATCATGGGATCGAATCCGGCAGGTACGGACTTCATGAGTATTCCAGACAGCGTGGCAGATGATGTCCTTCCGTTCAATTAAAAGGATGTGTTTTTAATGGTTATACAAGCGGACACAAGAGAACACAAAAAGGAATGGGAACGGATTCAAAAACAGTTTGATGACATTGGAGTACAGTATTTCAGATCAAAGTTATATTGTGGAGATTATCAGTCGCTTGACAACGCAAAGCTCTGTATTGACCGTAAGAAGGATTTACAAGAGCTTTGTGGAAATGTCTGCCAGCAACACGAAAGATTCAAGGCAGAACTTATCAGGGCACGTGAAGCCGGTATTCAGCTGATTATCCTATGTGAACATGGACCAGATATTAAATCAGTTGGCGATGTGTATTTTTGGGAGAACCCAAGGAAACGCAAAGTTATCTGGAGGACGATAAACGGCAAAAAAGTAAAGACTGTAATCTCTGACAAGGCTGTTGATGGCTGCCAGTTGTATAAATCTCTCTGCACAATCAGAGATAGATACGGAGTCCGATTTGAATTCTGCACGAAAGAAGAAACTGGGCGGCGGATCGTGGAGCTGCTGTCATGACTAAGGGAGAAATCAAACAGTCAGTAAAAATGCCAGAAATTCTCTCCAGGTACGGGCTAAGGCCGAATAGAGCAGGATTTATATGTTGCCCTTTTCACAAGGAAAAGTCAGCATCCTGCAAAATCTACGATGATTCCTTTTACTGTTTCGGCTGTGGAACTGGCGGTGATGTGTTTGATTTTGTGATGCAATACGAATCCGTCCCTTTTAGTACGGCGTTTATTGAGCTGGGTGGCACTTATATATCAAAAAAAGGTAAAAGCCGCAACCAGATCAGACATGAAATGCGAGATATTAAATCAAAAAAACACAACCCTGTTCAGGATCCTAATGAGATTGAGCAGGTAGAAAAGAACATACTTATGTACGAAACAGCACTAAAAACGTTCCCTCCTGATTCAGAAGAGTGGTATATGTGCCAGTTTAATCTTGAGAAAGAAAAAAGCAGACATGAATTGCTATCTGTTAAGTCAGGAGGTGAGAAAAATTCTTGAAAACATTGAAAATTTACAAGCGCAAGACTTTATGGAAAAGCAGCTGTATGAAGAACTTTTTTCTGTAAAAAGTAAAATTGACCGTTCAGAAATCAAGTTTAAGCTGATGGACCGGGCAAAAAGTGTGAAAGCGAAGCATATAGTAGAAGAATTCATAAAGGAATTCCAGAAAGCAGAACAGGAAAAGGAAAAAGAAGAAAAAGCAAATCGTTCTATGCAGTTAGTTGAAAACATCACAAACTTTTATCCTGATTCTGTTGATAAGGAATATCCTAACATGGCTTGTGGTAGCTGGATAGCTACAGAGAACGGAATATTTTCCTCTGAAACATCTAAGGCAAGAGAACTTGTATGTCACCACCCAATCATGCCGATACGTCGGCTAAAAAACATCGAGACAGGAGAGGAACAGATCACGGTGGCTTTTAAAAGGGATGGATATTGGACAGAAATAACTGTTCCAAAAATTGACATTGTGACTTCCAGGGCAATAACTAATCTTGCAAGGTTCGGGGTGCAGGTCAACTCAGAGAATGCAAGGCTTCTCGTAAAGTATCTGGCGGATGTTGAAATGTACAATGCCGATATGATCGACATACAGCACTCTACAAGCAAGTTGGGGTGGCATGGCAATGTATTTGTCCCTTACGACCTTTCAATTGTTTTTGATGGCGAATACCGCTTTAAAACACTATTCCAAAGCATACAGGAAAATGGAGATTACTTCAAATGGGTGACTCTAGCTAAACAGCTGCGGTCGTGCGGACGATTAGAACCACGAATAGCACTGGCAGCATCTTTTGCAAGTGTTCTTATACAGCCACTTGATGCGCTGCCGTTCATCGTGGACTTCTACGGACAGACAGGCGGTGGAAAGACAGTAACAATCAATATAGCTGCTTCTGTTTGGGGAAATCCTGCGCCGGGAGCTTACGTTGGAAACTTTCGATCAACAGATACATCATTGGAGACCAGAGCAGATATGCTTAATAATTTTCCGATGATTCTCGATGACTCGAAGAACGCTTCTCAGTATATCCGGGATAACTACGAAACATTGATTTACAATCTCTGTTCTGGCAAAGGAAAAGCACGTTCAAATAAGGACCTCGGAGCAGCTAAGGAAAATACATGGAGTAATGTGACTATTTGCAACGGCGAGAACCCTATTTCGGAATTTGCAGATTCCGGCGGAGCTATCAACAGAATCATTGAAATTGAATGTTGCGAGGATATTTACGAGAATCCAGCAGAGATTAACGGCATTGTCGTGAAGAACTACGGCTTTGCTGGAAGAGTGTTCGTTGGAAATCTCAAACAGTTCACATCGGATGATCTGAAAGAAATGAAAGCCGAAATTGAGAAAGGTTTTGACGGATATGACTTTCCAGCAAAGCAGGTAATGGCAATATCTACACTTCTGCTGGCTGACAAATTAGCTACAGATTTCATATTTAAGGATGGACGTGAGTTGACGGTCGAGGACGTTGTAGACATACCTACACGCAAGAAAGATGTATCAGAAGGTCAGAGATGCTATGAATTCATTCTTGAAAGTCTCTCCGTGTACGGGCAGCACTTTGATACGCAATTTAGCTGTGATCAGTGGGGATTCAAGGAAACGCCAGATGAATATGGAGATGTATATGTATATTTTTATCCGAAACCTCTTGAAAATCTTTTGAAAAATAATGGATTCTCCAGAAAAGCCTTTTCAGCCTGGGCGATTAATCGAGAATTAGTCAAACACACAGGAAAAAGAGATACGGTACTAAAAAGAGACGGTGGAAGTGTAATGAGGCTTATTGCAGTAAAGATTGTTGATATAAAAAGTCTCGAAAACGAGCAGGAAAATGAGGCTGTTGAAACTGGCTTTCTGCCAACTGATGCTGAAACAAATGTTCCGTTTTCATAATTTGTAACCATGTAACCGTTGTAACACGAAAAAAAACATCCTATAGGAGAAAGTTTGAGAGTGTATAAAAAACATATACTCTAGTGATTTTCCTATATGAAAACCTTGGTTACATTGGTTACACGGTTACACATCTCTGAAACCCGCATAAAATAAGGGTTTGTGGCGTAACCAATAGATTGAAAAAGTCGGTTACACACGGGTTACAAAATTAAAAAGTATATACAATTAGATTTATTATAACAAAATTAATTGAATATTGCAAAAATATTTAGTTGACATAATTATTACAAGGAGTGGTTACAAAATGAAAAAAGACGATCTTAATAAAAAGCAGAGATATGCATTAGATACGATGCTGTCTGGCAGCAATGTTTTTCTGACAGGTGACGCAGGAACAGGCAAGACAACGGTTATCCAAACGTTCATCGACGAAGCAGAGAAAGCCGGCAAAAGTATTCTGGTATCTGCCACTACCGGAATAGCTGCGGACAATATCGGATACGGGGCGACTACCGTGCATCGAGCACTGAATATCTCAATTAAGTTTGAGGATTACAAGAAAAAAGTGAAATCCAGATCTGAACTTTTAAAAGAAGCAGATGTTCTTATCATTGATGAAATCAGCATGTGCCGGTTCGATTTGTTTAATATGATTGCGAAGACGATCATCACAGAAAATGAGGAAAGAACCGTTGAAAGATTATTAAAAGACGGTGACAAGGAAGATGTGCAGCTTATCATAATTGGTGACTTCTATCAGCTCCCCCCAGTAATTACGACAGATGATCGTAAAATCCTCTGCCGGATGTATGGATCTGATTATGGAAAGGGTGGAAAGTACGAACACGGATATGCTTTTATGTCTGAATACTGGAAAGATATGTCATTCGAATATATTAAGCTTGATGAAGTATGCAGGCAGAACGATGAAGGATTTAAATATGTTCTGAATGATATCAAATATGGCAACAATATTAGAAAATCCATTGCATATCTGGAGAACAATGAATCAGACAAGGTTATACCGGAAGCACCGTTCTTGGTTGGCACTAATGCAGAAGCTGACAGAATTAACAATACTTTCCTTGGCAAGTTGAATAAAAAGACGGAAAAAGTGTTTCATGCAGTAGTTGACGGTGAGTTAACATCTGCCGATATCAAGAATATCGCATTTGCCAGAGAGGACTTAATTCTTAATGTTGGTGCAAAAGTGATGATTACAGTCAATGATTTGTCTGGGGATTATGTAAACGGAACAATCGGCATTATCCAGAAAATTGTGGACAACGGAGAGTTTGAGGAATCCTATCTGGTTATCAAGACCGATAAAGGCAAAACAGTTAATCTGTACAGATACAGTAAAGACATTGAGAAACAGGTTATCGAGGAATCTGAGCAGGAGAAAGACGGTCAGAAGATCGTAAAGGAGAAGATTGTCCGTAAAAAGGTTGGCTCGTTCTCCCAGTTCCCGGTAAAACTCGCCTGGGCGATCAGTATTCATAAATCACAGGGACAGACCTTTGAAAAGATTAATATTGATCCTTGTTGTTGGGATCCTGGACAGTTCTATGTGGCTGTTTCCCGGGCTAAATCAGCTAACGGCATACATTTTATCAGACCGATAAAGCAGAGCTATATAAAGGCGTTTAGCAAGGATAACGAGCGACTTCTTGAACAGAGTTTTGAGGTAGAAGAAGGTGTATAAGTATGAGAGTGACGCATGAGCAGATACCGAACACCATAAAGTTTTTACAGATTGACTTTCCGGCACTGGTCCTCCAGACTGCCGGAATTGAGGCAAAAGATGAATACTGGCAGCAGGTAGTTGAACAGATCCATGTTGTATCTGAAAAATATAATAAAAATGGATTTGTAGATCACATGCTTGTTGCTTATTCGAATTATCTTTCCAAGATGTTTAATAAGGCAAAAGAATTGGAAAAGGAGAATCAAAATGCCGTACAGCACAAAGAATAGATACGAACAGGGACAAGCCCTCAGAAAAGAAATTTATATGTATATCGTCAGTTATATCAAACTGGTTGGATATGCACCGTCAGTCACAGAGATTTCTGAAAGGGTGGATGCCGGGAGAGCTACGGTCTGGAAGCATATCAATAATCTGGTTGATGATGGTTTGCTCAAGACGAACCATCCCAGTACCGACAGAGCATATACTCCGGTTGGGTACGGAATAAGAGAGATAAGTAAGGAGATAAAATGAAACTTTATAACATTGTTACAGCAGATGGTACATTCGTCGACAGTATGAGCAGAATAGAGATTTTGGAACGGTTCGGGATTTCTAAAGGCGTCTTTCAAAGATATCTGGATAATGGCGATCTGTTAGAAGGGAAATATCAGATAAATGATTATGACTGTGACATAAAAGCAAGGAAATATAAGGACGCGGAATTATTCTTGCAGTTTGATGTTCTGACTCAGAAGATAAGGAGGGCTGTCGGATGGGAAAGTTGAAGATTAAAAAGCCAAAAAATCAAAGAAGCTTAATCCCGGCACCACTTAACATAACTGGCTTTACAATGGAGCAGGCTTCCAGACAGACTGGCGTAAGAATCGAATCTCTTAAAGCGTATTTGGATTCAAAAGAACAGGAGATTAGAGAACAGACAGTTAAAGAATTTCAGGAAAAGCTGTGGAAAGCAGAAGATTATATTGCTGTGGCAAATATTTTAATTTCTGTTATTGCAATCAAGAAAGCATGGGGATTCAAGAAAGCAAACCAGAATTTCATTGATAAGATTACCGAAGCCGAAAGATATGTTGAGGAAATCGGCGTTGAATCAGCATACAAGGAAATTAAGGAAGAAATGGGTTTGCAGATTGAATTTGATTCTTTTGATATTAACAAGGAATTTGGGTTTGGAGAAAATGAGGGGAATGGATAAAAATGAAATTCATAGATTTTTTTGCCGGAATCGGAGGTTTTCGCAAAGGAATGGAATTGGCAGGGCATGAGTGCGTAGGGTTTTGCGAGTTTGATAAATTTGCGACTGCGAGTTATATCTCAATGCACTTGCTGACAGACGAGCAGCGAAAGACATTGGGAGATATTCCTATCAAGAAAAGACAGAAAGAAATATTAAAGGAGGAATACAGAAATGGAGAATGGTATGCAAATGACATTAGAAGAGTGTATGCCAGAGACATTCCAAAAGCCGACTGCTGGTGTTTCGGATTCCCTTGCCAGGACATATCCGTTGCAGGAAAGCAAGCCGGATTTCAAGGAAACCGTTCAAGCCTGTTTTTCAGAGTTATGTACCTTGTCGGACAGCTCAAAGAAGAAGATAAACCCACTTACCTTTTTTCATTGAGAACGTTAAAAATCTGCTTAGTGTTAATGGAGGATGGGATTTCGCCAGATTGCTCATTGAAATGGAGCAGGGAGGGTATGATGCAGAATGGCAGGTGCTCAACTCCAAAGATTTCGGAGTGCCACAAAACCGGGAAAGATGTTTTATTATCGGACATCTTAGAGGAAGAAGTACCTCAAAAGTATTTCCTATCGAAGGAACAGACGAAAAAAATAGTGTTTCGTTAAATCTTTTTGGATGTCTTAATGGTAGAAATTCACAGCGAGATAGAGTTTATAGTGGCGATGGATTAGCACCAACAATTAGTACGAAGCCGGGAGGAAACACAGAACCCAAAGTATCTATAAAAATTATCGGTGAAATAAACTCATCTCAGGACGGCAAAATTCTTTCGACTGATGGTATTGCAAAATGCCATTCGGCAGGACACGACAACAATCCGAAGATTGCAATTCCAGTTCTCACACCAGATCGTGCAGAAAAACGTCAGAATGGTAGACGGTTTAAAGAGGATGGTGAGCCAATGTTTACGCTTACAAGTCAAGACAGACATGGCGTAGCCGTTGAACCAATCGGGATACTGAGAAATGTTCGCACAGAATATGGAAAAGAAATTCGCAAAGATTACGAAAGCGGCAAACTTGATATTTCCAGACATGATTTTCTTGCTAATGAAATCAGAGAAGATGGAATTGCAAATACATTGTCTACAGTCCAGAAGGATAATCGGCTTGCGGTAAAAGTGGCAGAAGCAACTAAACAGGGATATTCAGAGTGCAGAGTCGGCATTGATGCAGTGAATTTATCAGTCCTAGGTAGTAAAACCAGACGCGGAAGAGTTGGAAAAGAAATTGCAAATACCTTAGATACAAGCTGCAATCAAGGAATATTCGTGAAAGTTTCCGATGAATTAATTGTATATGCAGTCTGGTATGAAAAATATCAGTGCTACATAGCAATCAGGAAACTGACACCGAAAGAATGTTTTCGGCTACAAGGTTGGTCTGATGATTATTTTGAAAAAGCACAGTTTGTAAATTCTGACAGCCAGTTATACAGGCAGGCAGGAAACGGCGTAACAGTGACAGTTATAGAAGCCATGGCAAGAAAAATGAACGTAAATCTAAATTGATAGTGCGTCAGCTACTTACATGGGGAAAGTGAGGATGGAATGAGAAGCTACATAATAAATTTTCCAAGAGGACTGGAAGTAGATATTTTCAACCTGCCAGAGGACTTCAAAGAACAGGTTGAGCAGGCATTCAAAGAGTATACATCTGGAACGGCAAAAGCGTATATGTACGTTGACAAGTTAGGATTTATTGACCGTTGCGTAGAATGTCTGAACGGGGATGAGGATTCAGACGATGTTGTAAATTCATTGGTTGAAGAAACAATGATTGCCGAATGGAGAAACAATGGCGAAATCATCAAGGAAGATGATATATACAACATTGATTTTATGGAAGATTGCTACAGAAAAGGCAAGGAAGACGCAAGGCTGAACTCTCATTTTGGAACTGACGATCATCACATTTACGATCAGATTCAGAAAGTTCTGGTGCAGGTAATTACAATTGTGATGAATTATGAGGATAAGGAGGACGCGAAATGTTAATCAGAAGTCAGGATAAAGAGAGATATTAGTTAATTTTAATGTATCAGCTGGTATCGAAATTGCAGAAGGAACTACAAAAACAGTTGTAACATCATATATCACTGGATGCAGTTATTTACTCGGAGAATATTCCACCAGAGAAAAAGCTATGAAAGTACTGGACATGATTCAGGATGCATATGCAGATGCAAAATTAAATGAAATTCTTCTTCCTGATGTCTGCAAATCGGCTAGTGAATCTCAGAGGGGAAAAGATAATACATCAATTGCAAAAACTATTAGAAAAGATTTTATGAAAAAAATGATATTCCAGATGCCAGAGGATAGTGAGGTGGAAGTATGAGCGACGAAATGACATTTGCGCAGAACGAAGATGGTACGTTTAGTGCATACGATGATACCTATGACATTGTAATACACTGCGAGACAGAAGAGGAACAGAAGAAAGTTATCGAGCATTTAAGAGGGATAAAGCTTCAGGAGGACTAAATGGGAAGATGTAAATTAGAGTGCCCGGACAGTGAAACAGAGCGCTGTATCTGCTGTACTAAACAGGATTCCTGCCAGTGCAGATGTGATGATATGGACAGTTATGAATATGCGGAGGAGTGTGAAGATTATGAGACTGATTGATGCGGATGCAATGAATGAAGAGTTATTTTACAAGCAAGTTGGAGGAAAAGACAGTTTAATTACGGCAGAAAGTGCGTTTAAAATGATTGACGCGCAGCCGACTGCCTATGATGTGGAAGCAGTTGTGGAGCAGTTGGACACATACATAACAAAACTGGTTGGAAGAAATGCTGCACTATATCAGACGGTTATGCAAATCGTGAAAGATGGTGGAGTAGATGGCAATTAAACCTATTTTATTCAATACTGAGATGGTTCGGGCAATCATGGACGGGAGAAAGAGCTGTACTCGGCGGATGGTAAAACCCCAACCAGATGAAAAGCATACATACCCGCTCGGTTTTGTTACCGACAGTACAGAAAAGAAAGAGGTAGGATGCTTTGGATTTGGTATTAATGAATACGGTGGTTCTATTCAATACGCAAAGCCACAGTATCAGCCGGGTGACCTCCTGTATGTCCGGGAAACATTTATTCAAGCAGCAGCTCGCACTTTTTGGTATAAGGCAGACGATAATTCATGGATGCCAAAAGGTTTGCATTGGAAGCCATCAATTCATATGCCAAAAGAAGCGGCGAGAATCTGGCTGAAGGTTACGAATGTGAGAGCGGAGCGGTTACAGGATATGACGGACGATGATGCAGAAGCAGAGGGATGTTTCGATTATACATCAACAGCACTTGGTTTTCCCGATGTATGGGATTCCACCATCAAGAAGTCTGATCTTGACAGTTACGGATGGAATGCGAACCCGTGGGTCTGGGTGATTGAGTTTGATCGGCGTGAGAAACCGAAGGAGGTGTGATATGAGAGAAATTCTTTTCAAGGCAAAGCGGATTTGTGATGGCGAATGGGTTGAGGGATATTACCTAAGAGATCAATATCACATAGGGGGGGAGGACATTATTTTTTATCGAAAGGATTCAGATCGGTTTACAGTATATACCGATAGAATTGATATAGAAACTCTCTGCCAGTTCACAGGGCTTTGCGACAAGAATGGGAAGAAAATTTGGGAAAATGATATTATCAAATATCATTTCGGAGAAATCTATGCTCCAATCAAATATGGATGTTATCAAAATTGTTTTGATGCTCAGAAAGCAGAACATATCGGATTCTATGTAGATTGGACGGGCGACAAATGCCTTAGAAAAGATTTAGGATATTGGATTGACATGGTATACGCTATGCCAGTTGGAAACATTTTTGATAATCCAGAATTATTACAGGAGGAACACAAATGAGTAGTGCAAGTGTAAGATTTGGAACAAAAGCATATGTATGTGCAAGATATTTTCTTAGACCGGGAAAGTGCTTCAAATACATCGACCAGTGCGGTGAAGATGCCACAGAACGCGTCTATGAGGTCATGGCATTATATCCGTACTGCGTCCTGCTAAGAGATACCAGAAACGGAGTCAGGACTTGTCCGGGGTATAATACTTCGAGCCTGATGCTGAGAGGAAGTGAAACATATGAGTAAATCAGCGTTAGTGATAGATACACCAGAGAATTGCTATGATTGCCCGTTCGGAATTTCATACTGCAGTGAACTTGAATATGAGGGTTTGTGTGAATCAGCTGAATGCTTAGGCTGTAATGAAATTCTGATGACAGAAGAACATTATGATTACGAAAGCAAATCAAGACCTGAATGGTGTCCATTGAAACCACTGCCAAAGAAATTCGATAACGAGAAAGACCGGAAACTTGGAGATTTCGAGCCACTTTTCAAGATTGGTTGGAATGCCTGTTTGAGAGAAATTACAGAAACAAGCGATGAAAACGAGCGATAAAAAACAAGCGATAAGAGGTGAAAGAGATGGAGAGATTAACAAAACGGGAAGATGATAGTATCACATATAACGAAAAACGAGAGTTTGAGTGTGGTGAATATTGCGATAGCTGCTCACAGGGTGCAGGAAATTGCAAAACAGTAGAGAATATGATTAAAAAACTCGCCACTTATGAAGACTTAGAAGAACAGGGTTTGCTTGTGAAATTGCCAGATGATTTATTTAAAAAAGTATATCGAATAACTTATAAATATACGGAATGTAGTAAATTTGGAGAAACAGTTATTGATTGTGAGAATTATAATTGTAACTGCGATTGTGATTCTGAAAAGAAATTTTATATCGTAGAAAACAATCTGCAATTTATGCTATTTTGCAATTATTATAATGAACTTGACAAAACCGTATTCCTCACCCGTGAAGAAGCTGAGAAGAAGTTGGAGGAGATGGAGAATGACAAGGCCTGAGATTACGGCAGAATTATCAACCATGATTGAAAAGAAAATCAATCCGAACAACGATCCTCGTATCTACTGGGCAAAAGAGGTGACGTTTGATTATTCTACAAACTATGCAGTTAGAGTGGACTATATGAAATTTGTTCCAGTGAACAATAGTGTTTCCGGGATAGAAAAAGGTGATTGCTATTGCTATGAAATCAAGTCATCTATTGAAGATTTCAAATCTGGCCATGGATTGAATTTCATTGGAGATTACAATTATTTGGTTGTGCCAGGGGAATTAGCTGCAACAGTATCTTTGAAAATCCCGTATCATGTAGGAATATATGTCCCAGAAGGAAACGAACTTATATGTGCCAAGAAAGCCAAACGAGCCAACAGAGCGAGGCCTGTATCTGAAATACTTCTGATGATGTTTCGGTCTGCAAACAGAGATTACAGGAAAACGGTAAAGAAACTGGAGGAGATGGAGAAATGAATAATAAACCTACACCAGACATAACGCCAAATCTTGCTATATCAGCATACCACGTACTACGGCAATATTGTACTGGACAGCCAGCGGATTGCAAAGGCTGCGGATTCTACGAACACTGTCCAGAATGTTTTCGAGGCATGCCATGTGACTGGAACTTAAATGAAGAAGGTGAAGTAAATGAAACTGAGGAAGGCAACACTGATTGACTACGGAGTACCGACGGATGATATACCGACATTACAAAGTCACTTGCGGAATCTTAGTGAAAGCGATAAATACAATCTGTTACAGGTATCTATCAAATATGCACCCGGCATTGAATCGCAAATCTATGATAGCATCGTCAACAGTATTGGTTATCGAACAATGGAGAAGATCAGGACGGTTCCTGCAACGGAGAATGACTTTTACGGCTACAAACGCAAGGTCATGGCGGAATATTATCATCTGGCCAAACTGATCGGCAGGCTTTAAAAAAAAACTTAAAAATTTATAAAAGTGGTAGAGAGCTAAATCTCCCCAGTGTGGTATTATATTTGTATATAACTGCTATACTGGGGACTTTTTTTTGAATTCAGAAAGGATATGATTGGATGTTGATAGAATGGCAAATGAGAAAAATTTAATACCGAATTCTGAACGAACACCGAGTGAGCTTAGAGAAATAGCAAGAAAAGGCGGTATTAAGTCGGGAGAAGTGCGCCGTCAAAAAAAGACCCTTTCTGAATTAGCAAAAATGATAGCTGAGAATCCTGCCCCGACCACTGCGAAAAAGAAGCTCACAAAGATGGGAATATCTGATGAGGATGCAAATAACAATGCCTGCATTGTAGCTGCCGTATACGATAAAGCTATTAAAGGAAATATGCGGGCAGTAGACAAATGGGAACAGTTGGTAGCTGTATCAAAATCAGACGAAAGCAAATACGAACTTCCTGCCAGAGTGCTCGGAAAGGCATTTGTGGATATTAACCGACAGATTAAGCCCAACATTGAATATGTATTCGAGGGCGGTCGAGGTGGTCTGAAATCCTCTTTCGTAGCTTTTAAGATTGTTGAGCTTATTAAGAATAATCCACAGATGCACGCCTGCATTACAAGACAGGTGGCAGGCACTCTGAAAGATTCCGTATACGCCAATATGAAATGGGCTATCAATGAACTTGGACTGATGGAAGAATTTGAATGCAAGGTGTCGCCACTTGAGATCAAGTATATTAAGACTGGACAGACAATATACTTCCGTGGTCTGGATGATGAAACCAAACTGAAATCCATTAAGCCGGAGTTTGGCTACATTGGAATCCTCTGGAAAGAAGAAAAAGATCAAATGAAGGGAGATGCTCAGGAACGCTCTGTTAATCAGTCAGTGCTTCGTGGTGGTGATGAATCCTATGATTTTTCATCATACAACCCACCAAAATCAAAATCAAACTGGGTAAATAAGATTAAGCTCACACCTAACCCAAAAAGAGTTATTCATCATTCAAGTTATCTGGAAGCCCCGGCAGAGTGGCTAGGTCAGAAATTCCTTAATGATGCAGAGCACTTAAAGGAAGTCAATCCAGAAGCATATGAGCATGAATACCTGGGTGTCCCAAATGGTGACGGCGGAAACGTATTTGAATATCTCGAAATCAGAGATATTACAGACGAAGAGATCAGCCACATGGATCGTATTTTCGCTGGCGTAGATTATGGATGGTACCCGGACCAGTTCTGTTATCTCCGAACTTATTATGATTCTGCTAGAGAAAAAATATATCTGATTGACGAACTGTATGTAAATAAATGGAGCAACTCCAAGACCGCTGATTGGATTAAGAAAAAAGGCTATGATGATTACACAATGATATGTGATTCTGCGGAACCTAAATCTGTGAACGACTTCCGGGATGCCGGACTTCCTGCAAGAGGAGCAATCAAAGGACCGGGAAGTATCGAGTATGGTTTCAAATTCTTACAGACAAAGACTATAGTCATTGACCCGAAGCGAACACCGAACGCATATAAAGAAATCACAGAATATGAGTACGATCGGGACAAAGAGGGAAATGTAATAAGTGGTTATCCTGACGGAGATGATCATGCAATCTCAGCACTTAGATATGCTTATGAGCCGTTGTTTAACAGGAGAGGTTACAGTGCATAATGGGACTTATAACAACACTAAAAAGGTGGTTTAACATGATTTTCAAAAAACAAGCTGAAGAGGATTTCAATATCCAAGCGGCAGAATTTCCAGAAATGGAATCACTGATTAACCGGTGTGCGAACATCTACAGGGGCGCACCGGAATGGCTAGATGATAAGAATAATATCAAGACGATCAATTTCGCTAAATCTGTCTGCTCAGAGACAGCCCGGCTCGCAACGCTGGCGATTGGCATTCAGATAGATGGTTCTGCAAGGGCTACATGGCTACAGGAACAGATAGACAAAGTGTACTTCCAAATACGTCACTGGGTAGAATATGGCTGCGCCTACGGAACGGTATTCATTAAGCCAAACGGGGAGAGTCTTGACGTATTCACTCCGGCAGACGTGATGATCGTGGATTATGATAATCAGGAAATAAAGGGAATCATATTTAAAGATTCTTATACTGTTGGACGGAAATACTACACACGGCTTGAATATCATCGTTTTGTTGAGACTACAATAGACGGCGTGACAACTTATCCATACTATGTATCAAATAGAGCTTATATATCAAAATCTCCTCAGAGCATCGGCGATAAGATTGACCTTAAACAGACTAAATGGGCTGACCTTATGGCAGATACACCGCCGATACTCAAAGCAAACGGTGAGAAGCTGGATGGACCTCTATACGGAGTGCTGCGGACACCACAGGCAAACAACGTAGACATTAGTACACCGCTTGGACTTCCGATATTTGCCGAAGCTATCGAAGAGCTGAAAGACCTCGACATTGCGTACAGCCGTAATGCCGGAGAAATTTTCGATTCTCAGAAGATAGTTCTGGCAGATGATAGACTGCTGACGCCAAGCGGCACACCTGTATCAGCTATGTCGCCACAGGGCATGGAGAACAGGCGAAATGAAATGAACTTACCACATTTTGTCAAGAATGTATTCGGACAGCTTGAAAAAGAGTTCTACCAAGAAATCAATCCACAGCTCAACACGGATACCCGTATAAGCGGTATAAATGCCCTTTTAAGCCAGTTAGGGTACAAGATTGGATTCTCCAACGGGTACTTTGTTTTTAACGAATCTAGCGGCATTCAGACGGCTACAGGAGTAGAAGCGGAACAGCAGAGGACAGTACAGTTTATCAAAGATGTTCGAGACAAACTGGAATCTTGCCTGGATGAAGTAATCTACGCGCTGAACGTTTACGCTGACCTGTACGGGCTTGCGCCTGTCGGAGCTTATAAAGTCAATTATGATTTCGGAGACATTCTCTACGTCAGGGAAAATGACCGTGCAAGGTGGTGGCAGTATGTGACCACTGGCAAGGTTCCGGCATGGCTGTATTTTGTGAAATTTGAAGGAATGACGAAAGACGAGGCGGTAGCAATGGTTAAAGAAGCTCAGCCAGACGAACCAACATTATTCGGAGAGGAGTAAAAAGATGGCAGATAAACCAGTAACAAGGGAAGAGAAGTATCTTGCGTACTTGACAGGCGATTATAAAGGCGAAATTCCAAAGCCAATTACGAGAAAAGAAAAGTATTTATACGAATTATGTTTAAAAGGAATTGGCGGTGAAATCTCGCCAGAAGAAATTAAGAATGCAGTAAATGAGTACCTTGAAAAGAATCCGGTCAAGCCCGGAGCCACGACAGAACAGGCACAGCAGATTGAGCAGAACAAGATAGACGTTGCTTCGCTGAAAGAGAATGTCAAATATCTTAGCGATTCTTATGTTACGCCGGAAATGTTCGGGGCGAAAGGTGACGGTGTTACTGATGATACAGAAGCACTTTTGAAAGCTATTGCTACAGGCTACCCCATTAGAGGAAAAACAGGTTCAAAATATTCTATTAAATCTCAATTAGTATTTTCAGATAATTGTACTATAGAAAATATATATTTAGTAGCTAGTGCGGAAATAGAAAGTGTTATTAAATACAGTAAACGTAATACAATTATTCGTAATGTACAAATCGACTGCAACAACTTAGTGAATTATGGAATTTTAGGCGCATCTAATACGCCTACAGACGTTTTATATTTTGCCAGTATAAAAAAATGTTCTGTAGTTAATGCGTTAATTGACGGATATAACACCGGCTTAATAAGAACATTCATGAATGATTGCATTGCTAAAGGGTGTGGTAATGCTGGGTTTTATATCGATGCAAGCGATACCAAGCATGACAACCTTGTACCGATTGATTGTAAATATGGTGTGTACGTTAATAGAGGAAATACAAGCATAGGTAGATTTCACCCGTGGTCGTGGGAAAAAGAACAAATTGGTTTATTTGTAGGAACAAATTACTCTGTAACTATTGAATATTATTTTAATGATACAAATCAATATGCAATTAGCTTTTCTGCAGGTGTTGATATTACGATCGGAACGTTAAGAAATTTTAACAATATAAACGCACCATCTGCTATATCCGATGGGTGCAGAATGCTGGTAAGAAATGAAGATACAAATACATATATTCCATATATCGCAATAGGAACAATTTGTGGATCTTTCAATGGTTATGATGATTACTTTTTATATCCAGATAATTACCAAATAGGTTATATGTCAGTTCAAAGAGTAAACTTAGTTAATGTTGGCACACGTTTTGATAAAAAAATGTTTCGTTTATCGTATGTACCGTCATCATTATATGAAGAGGTGCTAAAAAAGTTTAATATTACGAGTAACGTTTTGACGATTTCGTCATGCACGATGCAAGGATGCAGAACAGATTTGAATGGATATGAAATTAGATTGCGAGTTAGTTTTGAAAAATCAAATACAACATTAGAACCATTAAGCGAAATATTGAGTATACAATATATTGGGGCTGATACTGATACTGTATATTATAAACTATTAGGAGCTAATGCGTCATACACAGCATTATCTTTTTATACTGCGAGAAAAAAAAATGATGATAATAAATTTAAAGGCATGACGTTAAGATGTAATGATTCATTTTCTTTTAACGGTATATTAATATTATATTTGGATTTATATGTAGAATTATATCGTTAATTAACTAAATGGGCTTTGGTTAACCAGAAAAAACCAAAACATGTACCACAACATTTATCGAAAAAGGTGATATACTATGCTTAGTCCTGAATATTTACGCCGGATAACAGAGGGCAGTGAACAAATTGCTGAAGAATTGCACCAATATATCATCTCTGAGATCGTGTCGCGAATGATGGCAAGAATCGGCAGAGGTGAGGATTATATTCTGACCAATGCCGATGCGTGGAGAATCAGAACACTACAGGAATCCGGTGAACTGCTAGAGGACATTCTAGCGGAATTATCCAGATACACTAAACGTGAACAACGGGAGCTTCTTGAAGCGTTTGAAGATGCCGGAATCACTGCAATGAACTATGATGATAAGGTATACAAGGCAGCGGGATTAAGCCCTGTACCACTCGAACAGTCTCCGACTATGATAAGGCTCATGGAGCGGAATATGCTTGCGACTATGGGTGAGTGGAAGAACTTCACACGGACAACCGCAAGTGTCGCTCAAAGGCTCTATATTGAGCAATGCGACCTTGCATATAATCATGTGATGACTGGGGCAGTTGGGTATACGCAAGCCATCAAAGAAGCAGTTAACAACGTTGTGAGTGATGGCGTTACCGTCACATATCCATCTGGTAGAAAAGACACGATTGAAACAGCGGTTGCACGTTCTGTCAGAACTGGTGTGGCGCAGGCTACGGGAGATATATCTCTAAAGCGTATGGAAGAAATGGACTGGGATTTAGTTCTGGTCAGTGCACACATAGGAGCCAGAACAGGTGATGGCGGTGAGAATCCTGGAAATCACTCATGGTGGCAAGGCAAGATATACTCTCGTTCTGGAAGGAGTAAGAAATTTCCACCGTTCTCATTGACCGGATACGGGACAGCAAGCGGATTGTCAGGGGTCAACTGTCGGCATAGTTTTGGAGCCAGCGATGGAGAATTTAATCCCTATGCAGAACTATCAGCACAGGACAAAGCCAACAAAGGAAAACAGTATGAAAAAGAACAGAGACAACGTACTTATGAACGGAGAATCCGCAAAACGAAGCGCGAAGTCCTTGGACTGCAAGCGGCGGTTGATAACTGTAATGACGAACAGGCGAAATTCGCATTACAGCAAGACCTTGACCGGAAGTCTTATCTTTTACAGAAACAAAATGCTGCATACAAAGATTACTGCAAGCAGAATGACCTGAGGGAGTTGCAAGACCGGCTCATGATTGCGAAGTGGAACCGCCAGAACGCCGCTAAAGCCAGAGGAGCGGCGAAGAGATATAAAACAGCAAAGGGGATTGACTGATGGATAGATGGGAATTTTACAATCCGAATCCCGCCGGGAATCGAGTCGGAGATTGTGCTGTCCGGGCAATATGCAAGGCAACCGGTTTTGACTGGGAAACAGTATTCGCCGGATTAATGATACAGGCGTGTACTCTGTCAGATATGCCAAGTGCAAATTATGTCTGGGGAGCGTATCTGTATAAGCATGGGTACAGACGTAAGCTGATAGAACAATCAGAACGATATATCTATACAGTCAATGACTTCTGCGCAGATCATCCGACAGGCACATACATTCTCTGTATAGATGGTCATGTGGTGACAGTGCAGGATGGCAAATATTTCGATACATGGGATTCCGGAAATGAGATCCCGGTATATTACTGGGAAAAGGAGAATAAATGAGCATATCAGAATTTGTACAGATTTTCCTCTCTATCTGCGGAGGGGTGTCCATTGTCGGAGGGGCAGCAGCTGTGATCTTTAAGTGGATTACTCCGGCATTCCGGCTCAATAAGCGAGTAGAAACACTGGAAGAACATGATAAACGAGATTACGAGAGTCTTCAGAGGATTGCAGAACGTGATTCGTTGATTCTGGAAGTGTTGTCGACCATGTTGGACAGTCAGATCAGTGGGAATAATGTGGAGGAATTAAAAAAAACAAAACAGAAGCTTACAAATTATCTTGCACAGAATCAGCGTTAGCATTGATAAGGGGTATGCTTATGAAGTTATACGTGTTCACAAAGAAAGATATAGACAGATTGATAGAGTGCAATTTTACACCGGACGAAGAAAAACTGTTCCGGCTAAGATGTCAGGAACGCACTCTTGAATACTGCGCTGAACAGATGAACGTGAGTATATCCACGGCGAAACGATTAAGCCGGAGGGTGAACAATAAAATAATTAAAGTATGCTGATACTTTTCAGATACTTATATGGGTCTTAGACGAACTGTCTAAGGCTCTTTTTTTATGTAAAAATAGTCATAGAAAGTCATAGAATAAGTCATAGGAGGTGTACGAGATGGCACTATATAACAATCCTTATCAATATAGTTTTGGCGTTCCGGGGCAGATGAACCAGTTCCAGCAACAGCCTGTCCAGATTCCAGCTCAACCAGTACAGCAACCACAGCAGAATAATAGCGGTATCCTGTGGGTATCCGGCGAAGTCGGCGCAAAATCCTATCTGGTAGCACCCGGGACAAGTGTTTTGCTGATGGATTCAGAGAGTGAAAAGTTCTACATAAAATCCACAGATGTTTCTGGCATGCCGCAGCCACTGCGAACATTTGAATACCATGAAGTAGGCACTCAGATGCCACCTAAGCAGCCTGTTCAGAACATGGACAGTAAATATGTCACCAGACAGGAATACGACGATTTAAAGGGTAAATACGAAGCTATCATAAACCGATTAAATTCTTTTTCTGAACCTGTTAGGGCTAATACCGTGCAGGAATCAGCAGTCAAGGGAGGAAACGCAGATGAGTAATCCATTATTCAATGCCCTCGGTGGTGGGATGCCACAGGGAAACGGGCCAATGCAGATGATGCAGCAGTTTATGCAGTTTAAACAAAATTTTAAGGGAGACCCGAAAGCAGAAGTTGAGAAAATGTTGCAGTCTGGAAAGATTTCTCAGCAGCAGCTTAATCAGGTTCAGCAGATGGCAGGACAGTTTCAACACATGTTGAAAGGAATGAAATAGTACATTACAATCTGGCCAGATTGATGTAAATACACAAAAAGGAGATTATATTATGGATGGAAATTATAGCTTAGCAGATATTGTCGCTGCTACTGGAAACGGTAGAAATAATGACGGCATGTTTGGCGGAGATGGTAGCTGGTGGATTATTGTTTTATTCATTTTTGCTTTCTTTGGATGGGGAAACAACGGCTGGGGTAATAACGGCAATGGCGGTGGATATGCAGCCACAGCAGCTACTCAGGCAGACATTCAGAGAGGATTTGACAATTCCGCAGTAATCAGCAAACTTGACGGAATCAATAGTGGCCTGTGTGATGGATTCTATGCCATGAATAACGGTATGCTTACCGGTTTTAACGGAATCAACACAAACATCATGCAGACCGGCTTTGGAATCCAGCAGGCAATCAATGCTGATACTGTAGCGAATATGCAGAACGCCAACGCTTTACAGGCACAGCTTGCGAACTGCTGTTGTGAAACCAGGGAAGCTATCCAGGGCGTAAACTACAATATGGCACAGAATACCTGCGCATTGCAGAACACAATGAACAGTAACACAAGAGACATTATTGACAGTCAGAATGCAGGAACAAGAGCCATTCTTGACTATCTTTGCAATGAAAAGATTTCTAGTCTGCAGGCTGAGAATAATGATCTCAGACGTGCTGCATCTCAGGATCGCCAGAGCGCACTTCTCACAACTGCAATGGCTTCTCAGACACAGCAGCTCATTAATGCAATCAATCCAGCACCGATTCCGGCATATCAGGTTCCTAACCCGAACACATATTACGGATGTGGATGCGGATGCAACACCGGATGCAATTGCTGATAACTTCATATCGAGAGTATCTTTCGATTGATTTCGGATGTCGGCTTATGCCGTTATTACACAGAGGGGCAGGCTGAGACCTGTCCTTTTGTGATATGAAAGGAGTATTTTTATGGCAGAATTTACAAATGTGGCTGCTCAGACTGTAGCAGCAAATGGAAACGTAGTATTTTCAAACACAGCAGTTAAAGGTTCTAACTGCATTCAGCACAGAGAGGGAAGTGGAATCATCACTCTGAGAGGACTGACTAATCAGTGTAAAGCGAGATTCTTCGTGGATTTTTCTGGTAATATCGCAATTCCAACAGGCGGTACTGTTGAAGCTATTTCTCTGGCTATTGCAATTTCTGGTGAGCCTGTATTATCTTCACAGATGATTTCCACACCGGCGGCAGTAGACCAGTACAACAATGTGTCCTCTGGCATCTATATTGATGTGCCTCGCGGATGCTGCGTTAATATCGCGGTAGAAAACACAAGCGATCAGGCTATTTCTGTTGCGAACGCAAATATTGTCGTGACTAGAGAAGCATAGGAGGTGCGATTATGAGAGATATTAAGGATTTATGTGCAAGAATCGAAGATGAACTTTCCAAAATCGCTGATAATGGACTGACTACCGGAAATCTGGAAATGACATACAAACTGATTGATATGTACAAAGACATAAAGAACACGCAGTACTGGGACAAGAAAGTGGAGTACTATAACACTGTCCTTGATGAGATGCGTGGCGGATACAATGACGATTACAGTGAACGTGGAAGAAAGCGTGACAGCATGGGGAGATACAGCTCAAATGATGGCAGAATGATGCCGGATTACGACAGGGGTAATTCTTATGCCAGAAGGGGTGAACATTATGTCAGAGGGCATTACAGCCGCTCTGATGGGCGAGATGCTTATGACGATTACATGACGCAGAAACAGAGCTATCGTTCCGGCAAGTCTGAAGACTGCAAAAGAAAGATGCTCGCCGCATTGGAAGAACATCTGGACGAACTTACAACAGAAATGAGTGATATGTCCAAGGATGCAGAGTGCCGGGAAGAACGTGATCTTGTCAAGAGATACGTAGAAAAACTCCGTGATATGCTCTAAAAACACAAAAGTGGTAGAGAGGTAGTTAAAAGAAATCTGTTATAATGTAATTGTGCAGCAGGAAGCACAAGTAAAACGGTTGTTTTTGACATTTTCGTTTTAATCCTCCTTTCTTTAATTTAGTAGCTGGTACGCACGCTTTAACGGAAAGTTGAACAGGTTCGAATCCTGTCGTGCGTATTTGCCATCTGGCACGCAAGATGGCTCACCTCCTTGATTAAGGTTTTTGTTATTCATACTTTTCTTTTAAAAAAGAAATAAATATCCGAAACAACTCGTGGCAGGCATGACACGTTAAACACCTTGCTAACCCGGGAATCCGGGTTATGTGGAATGTACGCTAGTGGAAAACTGACAGAGTCGCACTCTGGTCTCCGGTTCGATTCCGGGCGCTCCGCTTTAATCCGCTTAGAGTTAAGCTGTTTGTATACAGGTGGTCTATGTCTCAGGTGGATTTACGCTATAGCGAAAGAAGTGAAATTCACCCCAGTTTCTTTTTAGAGGGTTGGCCGTTATAGGCGGCATGGAATGTAGCTCAGTGGTAGATCGCACTGTAAATGTGAGGTCGCAGGTTCGATTCCTGCCTTTCCGATTACCTTGCCAGTGGTCTAACTGGCTTAATCCATTTACCTGCGGCGGCAGGTCAATAAACACGACCAGGAGGATGTTATGCAGAAACTTATTGACACTTTAAAATCATTTGGAATTGAAATCCCGGAGGATAAACAGGCAGATGTAAAGAAAGCACTCTCTGAGAATTACAAGAATGCAAAGGAAGTTGCAAAAACTCTGTCAAAAGTCGAGGGAGAACGTGATGACTGGAAAGTACGTGCTGAGACAGCAGAAGAAACCTTAAAAAGTTTTGACGGTATCGACCCGGCAAATATTAAAAGCGAGTTAGAGACTTGGAAACAGAAAGCGGCAGATGCAGAGAAAGAATTCAATGCAAAAATCTACGACCGTGATTTCTCGGATGCTCTGAAAGCGGCACTCGATGACGTTAAGTTTTCCAGCGAAGCGGCAAAGAAATCAGTCATGGCAGACATCAAAGAAGCAGGATTAAAGCTGAAAGACGGCAAAATTCTCGGATTAAATGATCTGATTGAGCAGATGAAACAGTCTGATGCATCCGCTTTTGTGGACGAATCTCAGCAGCAGGCTCAGCAGAACCAGGCAAGATTTACCACTCACGTTGGACAGCAGCAGACACCGGGAAGTATGACCAAAAAAGATATCGAAGCGATCAAAGACCCGTCCGAGAGACAGGCTGCAATTGCTCAGAATATCCAGTTATTCCAGTGATTTTTACACCGACTATACACCAGAGTATAGCCGCTAACCCAATACCTTAACAATTATGGGTAGAAAGGATTTTTTATGCCAGCAAAAACAAATCTTATTATGACTAATGATATCCAGGTAACGGCACGTGAGATTGATTTTGTTACCAGATTCGAAAGAAACTGGGAACACTTGCGTGAGATTCTGGGTATCATGAGACCTATCAAAAAGCAGCCGGGTGCTGTACTCAAGTCCAAATACGCAGAGGGTACTTTACAGCGTGGAAATGTTGGTGAGGGTGAGGAAATCCCTTACAGCAAGTTTACCGTAAAAGAAAAGACCTATGCGGAAATGACTATCGAAAAGTACGCAAAGGCTGTATCTATCGAAGCAATCAAGGACCACGGTTATGAGAACGCTGTTCAGATGACTGATGACGAGTTTCTTTTCCAGCTTCAGACTGATGTTACCGGCAGATTCTATGACTATCTGAAAACCGGTACACTTACTTCCACAGAAACAACATTCCAGATGGCTCTGGCAATGGCTAAGGGTCGTGTTGAAAACAAATTTAAACAGATGCACAGAAATGTGACTGGCGTTGTTGGATTTGTCAACATTCTGGACGTATATGAATATCTCGGAGCAGCTGAGATCACTATTCAGAATCAGTTCGGATTCCAGTACATGAAGGACTTTATGGGATTCAATACAATCTTCTTACTGTCCGACAGCGAGATTCCGAGAGGACAGGTTATTGCTACCCCTGTTGAGAACATCGTACTTTACTATGTAGACCCGAACGAGTCTGACTTTGCGAGAGCAGGTCTTGTGTATACCGTATCTGGCGAAACAAACCTGATCGGATTCCATACACAGGGCAACTACCACACAGCAGTATCCGAAGCGTTTGCGGTTATGGGACTTACTCTTTTTGCAGAGTACATTGATGCAATTGCAGTAATTACCATTGACGAAACACCAACGCTCGGCACTCTGACAGTAACATCTGCGGAAAGAACAGCAACTGGTGATACAAAAATCACTGTAAATCCGGCTAAAGAAAACGCTGGCAATGTGTACAAGTACAAAGTTGGTGCATCTGAAACAGCTGTAACTTATGGCCAGAATCTCAGAAACTGGACTACATGGGACGGAAAAGCCGACATTAAGGCAGCAACCGGGCAGAAGATTACAGTGGTTGAGTGTGATGGAACATACAAAGCGCTGAATGCCGGAAGTGCAAGCGTAACAGCAAAATGACAAACGTAGGAGGTAACTGGCATGGCTTATGCAGATTATGAATTTTACACAACTTCATATTTCGGTTCAGTCGTGCCAGAAACCGACTTTCCACGACTGGCAGAAAGAGCCAGTGATTTTGTGGATACAATGACATTTGACAGGTTGGTGGACGGACTGCCAACAAACGAACGCTCACAGAAGCGTATCAAAAAGGCAGTCTGTTCATTGGCTGAATTAATGTATCAGATTGAGCTTGCCGAGAAGAATGCTACCAATGCCGCTGCGAGCGGTACATCAACTGCAATCGGGACCGGTGGTAGCACGACAGGCATTGTAACATCTGCATCTTCTGGCAGTGAATCCATCTCTTACGCAACGCCACAGCAGATTGGAGCAAGTGCAAAGGAATGGAGTGCAGTGTATGCCGCCGCCGGAGATATACAGAAAACGAACGACTTACTCTTAAAGACAGCGTTACCACTTCTGATGGGAGTAAGGACGGATGAAGGGATTCCGATTTTATATGCAGGAGCGTGATAGAAATGATGGAATTAAAACAGACAGTTGAAATGATGAATAGTGCAGATTACAAGGAACGCTTTAAGGCAGAGTATATGCAGGTGGTTATTCGATATAAGAAACTTGCGAATATGCTTGAAAAATGGGATAAAGGAGAACTCCCGTTTACTCCTACTTGTCCGAGAAGCACTTACAATATGCAGGTAAGAGCAATGACGGATTATATTGCTGTTCTGGAAGCAAGGGCAGTTATGGAAAAAGTTGATTTGGAGGTATGATTATGGACATTTCAACATTAGGCTCATGTATAGCAATCATTATGATTTGCTACATTGTAGGAATGGGCTGTAAAGCATCAAAAAGAATCTCTGATGAATGGATTCCAGTAATCATGGCGGTTATTGGTGGAATTCTCGGAGCAGTCGGAATGGGAGTTATCCCAGATTTCCCGGCAACGGATTACATCACGGCGGTTGCAGTCGGTATGTTTAACGGATTGTCGGCTACCGGAGTGAATCAGGTTATTAAGCAGACAGTGCAGAAAGAATAATTAAGGAGAGGGTATCATGTACGAAAAAACAGTGACGATTTTTGACTATTACGAATCAGCCACGACTGGAGATGCGTACTGGTATCCTCATGTTTTATCTGGCGTTGACCTCATTACGGACAAGGGAGCAATTCTTAAAAAGTACGGCGCAGACGCAACAGACAACGCACAGCTGCATGTTCGTTATGCTATCCAGAACGGTGATATAATCATTACTGATAAAGACGGCAAGATTCTTCCATGGGTGCCGCCTAAAGAGTGGAAGCAGCAGATTAACAACGCTCTGGAAGACACTATCACATTCTCGGATGAATCGTTCTTCTGGGAGGGTGAGTGGACTGGCGGAACGGTAACTGATGGTGATTATCGAAATGGATTCTACCAGTACATGAATGAGAACAAGGATAACGTGTTTAAGATTACCAGTGTAGGCGGTCCATATGCACTGATTCCACATTTTGAGATTCTGGGTAAGTAATATGAGTAAGATTCATCATTTTAAAGGATTCTCCATAGTCGATGGAGATATGAAAATAAAGCTGAATATGGATAGATTCTCCAGACAGTACCAAGAAGCTCAATATCTCCTTGATGGAATGGTTATGGACAGCATGGTTCCGTTTATGCCGATGATTACCGGGGACTTCATTAACCGAACAAGAGTTGAGAGTACATCCTTGCAAGGAACCGGGAAAGTATGTGCGGCGGCGGCCCCTTATGGGCGTTTTCTGTACGAAGGAAAAGGAATGGTCGACGAAGCAACTGGAAGTCCCTACGCAAGACGTGGAGCAAAGAAAGTCCTTGTTAGTCAGTTCTCTGGCCAGACAGCCGCAAAGGAAAATCTTGAATACACAAAACAGGCGCACCCACGGGCGCAGGCAAAGTGGTTCGATGTTGCTAAACGACAATACGGTGACACATGGCTTCGCAAGGTAAAAGCACAGGCAGGAGGTGGCAGACATGGCGGATAAACCTATCGGAAAAGATGCAACCGGATACGAGATTTTGACGGATGCCATGAAAGCACTTCTGAATCAGTATCCGGGGCTATACGAAAATGAAACAATCAAATTTGAGGAACTCGGCAAGGAATCAGGAATTGCATTCTCAGCAGACAACGGGGCGTTGGTCTATTCAGAAAAAGAAGATGTTTGCGGAATAATGCACCAAATTTGTCAGTACCCATTTTATGTAGTGTACCGAACAGCATCTGACAAAGAACGGCAGAAGCTATCCGTTCAGAAGTTCCTAGATAATCTCGGTAAATGGATATGTCGAGAACCAGTTGTCATAAACGGCTCTGAGACACGTTTAAATGCGTTTCCTGAACTTTCACAGGGGCGAGTGATAAAACGCATCACCCGTGACAACTCCTATGGTTTAGAGCCACAGGAGAGTGGCGTACAGGATTGGTTATTGCCATTGTCAGTACGCTACGAAAATACTTATGAAGTAATCTAACAAGCAACAACCGGCTATCAATTAGAGATAGTCGCTAACCTACACAGCCTTTTAAAAGTTATAGGCAGAAAGGACATTTCTATGGCAGTTACAGGTAAAATTGACCGTAAATATATGGCTCATTACATTGACGCAGGTTCCCTCTGTGGAGGGCTGACGTCGAAGTATGAGCGTCTTGGAAAAGATCTGGAAGAGTACAATGTAGAGCTCAATCCAGACACTGAAACATCTAAAAACATTCTTGGAGAATCCACATTCAAACATAACGGCTACGAAGTTTCTTCTGACGCTGATCCGTTCTATGCAGATACCACATCCGATCTGTTCACAGCGTTACAGAAAATCGTAGATGGACGCCTCAAAGACGATAATCTCAAAACAAAAGCAGTTGAGGTTCATCTCTGGACAGAAGCCACAGCAGGCAAGTATGAGGCGTATCAGCAGGACTGCTACGTTGTGCCGACATCCTACGGCGGTGATACATCTGGATATCAGATTCCATTTACTGTGAACTATGTTGGTGAACGTGTCAAAGGAAAATTTGATATCAGTTCCGGTACGTTCACAGCTGACAGCGAATAATTTTTTTTAGGAGGGCATAGAAAATGGCAAAAACAATTAACACAAACATTGATGATGGATTTCTTCTTTTCACATTCACGAACAAACAGGGTGAAGTGTTTTCTTCATTCAAGCTGAACCCTACCGACATTAACGTTGCAGCAAGAGCGGAAGAATTGGAAACTTTCTTTGAACAGGCTCAGGAATCTGTTAAAAATGTTTCTTCCAGCAAAGAAATGGCGGAGATTAATAAGCAGATTGAGGACAAAATCAATTATATGCTCGGATACGAAGCGTCAAAAGACCTGTTCAAAGAGCCGATCACAGCAACTACTGTATTTGGAAATGGTCAGGTATTCGCCTATATCGTTCTGGACAAAATCAATGAAGCACTTACTCCAGAAATTGAAAAGAGAAAGAAAAAAATGCAGGAAGTAGTCAATAAGTACACGGAGAAGTATACAAAATGACCGCCTATGAGTTACCCACCTCACTAAATATCAGTGGGGTGGATTTTTCTATCAGAACGGATTTCCGAGTAATTATTGATATTCTGGTCGCTATGAATGACCCAGAATTGGATGAGCAGGCGAAAGCTGTAGTTATGTTACAGATTTTGTTTGAGGACTGGCAAAGTATACCTCCGGAACATCTTACAGAAGCTTGCCAGAAAGCTTGCGAGTTTATTGATTGTGGTCAAGTTGATGATAGTCCGAATAAGCCCAAACCCCGTTTGATGGACTGGGAACAGGACGGAGATATGATCGTGCCGGCTGTAAACAAGGTTGCTGGTAAAGAAATCAGATCAGTACCTTATATGCACTGGTGGACGTTCTTTGGATATTTCATGGAGTCTGGCGAGTGCCTTTTTAATACCGTAGTTGGAATTCGTTCAAAAAAAGCAAAGGGCGAAAAGCTCGACAAGTGGGAAAAGAAATTCTATCAGGAAAACAAGAATATTATTGACATAAAAACACGTCTCAGCGATGAGGAGCAAGCTTATAAAGATAAGCTGAATGAGATGTTGAACCTCAAATAGTTAGGAGGTGGACGCATGGCTGCTGATGGTTCGATCATTATTGATACCCATCTTGATACAAGTGGTATATCATCAAGCATAAATGAGATACAAGCAGCGTTCAAAGACTTGGCTGAATCTGTAAAAGGAATTAGTCAAAAAATAGATTCTGTACTCAACGAAGGAATTGAGCAGTTAAATGATTCTTTTTCCTCTTTGCAGCAGCGGACCAGAGAAGTGGAAGATTCTATAAATGGTTTGGAGTCTTCAGCAGATAATGTCGGTTCAAGTTTATCCAGAGGGTTCAATGAAGCAAATGCTACGATACCAAGGACTGGCAGAAATGTAAATATTCTTGGACGGCAATTTGAGGGTCTCGGTACAGTGGTAAAAAGAATCGGCATCCTTATCGGCAGTGCATTCGCGGTTGGGAAACTGATTCAGTTTGGCAAAGAATGCCTGGAACTCGGCTCTGATCTGGCGGAAGTTCAGAATGTGGTTGATGTTACATTTACCACAATGTCGGATAAGGTCAATGAATTTGCAAAGAATGCCATGACCTCAGCCGGATTATCTGAAACGATGGCAAAACAGTATGTCGGAACATTCGGGGCAATGTCTAAGTCGTTCGGATTCTCAGAAGCACAGGCTTACGACATGTCAACGGCTTTGACACAGCTGACTGGCGATGTGGCATCATTCTATAACATCAGTCAGGACTTGGCTTATATTAAGCTGAAATCAGTATTTACGGGTGAAACGGAAACGCTTAAAGACTTGGGTGTCGTTATGACACAAAGCGCGCTTGACCAGTATGCGCTGGCAAATGGATATGGGAAAACCACATCTGCCATGACCGAACAGGAGAAAGTTGCCCTCCGTCTGGCTTTTGTACAGAAGCAGTTATCAGCTGCATCTGGTGACTTTATCCGTACTTCTGACAGCTGGGCGAATCAGGTACGAGTGATGCAGTTGCAGCTACAGTCTCTCAAGGCAACAGTCGGACAGGGATTAATTAATATTTTCACACCTGTTCTGAAAGTCATTAATATCTTACTGGGCAAACTGGCGACTTTAGCAAATGCCTTCAAGTCATTTACGGAATTAATCACTGGAAAGAAATCATCTGGCCAGACAGGTGCGAACGGTGCAGGTCTTGTCGGAACAGACCCGATGGCTGATACAGCAGACCAATACGGAAATGCCGCCGACAATGCCGAAAAGTTGGTAGATGCGACAAATGATACAGCAGATGCAACTAAGAAAGCTACTAAGGCGGCAAAAGGATATCTTAGTCCTCTTGACGAAATAAATAATTACTCAACGGATAAAAGCACAGATTCATCGTCAAAAGTACCGGGCGCAACCGGCGGACTTGCAGATCAGATGAAAGATGCTGTACAAAATGTTGATTACGGAAAGGTGGCAGAGGGCGAGACAGTTCTTGATAAGATTAGTGATTCAGCAAAGAAACTTGCAAATTTGTTCAAAAAACTTTGGAAACCTTTTCAGGACGCATGGAAAAAAGAGGGCAAGAACACCATTGACGCAGCAAACATTGCTTTGTCGGGAATTGCGAAGCTTGCTAAGAGTGTAGGCAGGAGTCTCATGGAAGTCTGGACAAACGGTACAGGTACGACAATGCTTACAACCATGCTAAGGATTGCTCAGAACGTGCTTAAAACTATTGGGAATATTGCATCCGGTTTTGCCGATGCGTGGAATAAGAACAATGTCGGAACGCAGATTATACAGAACATCGCAGATGCTCTTGTGGTGGTTATGCAGTTCATTGAGAGGATTGCCGCAGATACGGCAACGTGGGCGGCAAACTTAGATTTCTATCCGCTGTTAGAATCTATCAGTAATCTGACAAGTGCATTTGCACCAATTCTGGAATCCATTGGAAATGTTCTTGAATGGATTTACAATAACATCGTTCTTCCGATGTTGAAATGGGTTATTGAGGTAGGACTTCCGACAGTGATTAATTTAGTCGCAAAAGTAGCAACTTTTCTTGCTGATCATCAGTCGATTGTTGAAGCGTTCGGTGCAGCCCTAATCGGAGCGTTCGCGGCAGCAAAGATTGCAGAATTAGCATCGGGAGTTATCAAAAGTGTATCTGGAATAGCTACAGCCGCAAAAGGACTTATCGCGTTAATGACTGGTACTGGCGGGATCATGGGTGGAATCAAGGCCATTGCGACAGCAATCGGTACTGGCGGGATTTTCGCGATCGCAGTCGGTGCTGCTATAGCAATCGGAGTTTTGCTGTACAAAAACTGGGATGAAATATGCGCGGCAGCAACAAAATTAAAAGACTGGGTTGTTGAAAAGACTCGTGAATTGTCAGAATCAGCAACACGTACATTAAGCAATTTGAAAGAAAAGATAGCTAATGTTTGGAATATTATTAAAACATCAACATCTACTACTTGGAACGCAATTAAAAAGACACTTTCTGGCCTTTGGAACTCTCTTAAATCCACAGCCAGCACAGTATTTAATGCAATTAAAACTAAAGTCGTAGGCGTATGGGACAGCGTAAAGAACAAGACATCAAAAACATGGGAAAACGTAGCTACGTTCGTGTCTAATAAAGTAGAAGCGATAAAAAATGCTATCACTAATAAGTTTAATGCCGCCAGAGATGCAGTCAAATCTGCATTTGAAGGTATTGTTAATTTCATTAAAGCTCCGATTAATCAGGCAATCAGCATTGTTAATAATGCAGTTGGGATGATTAATAATGCAATTGGTGGAATTGAATCTGCATTTTCCTTTGGGCCTTGGACTGTTCCAACACCGTTTGGCTCAAAGACTATCGGATTTCATGCAACATTTCCACGTATCGGAACTATCCCATATCTGGCCAGTGGTGCAGTTATTCCACCAAGGTCAGAATTCCTTGCGGTATTAGGTGACCAGAAGAAAGGCAATAACCTGGAAGCACCGGAAAGCCTGTTACGTCAGATCGTCCGGGAAGAATCAGGAAAAGGACAGGGAGACGGAAATACCTACAATGTTACAGTTAATGCATCTGGCAGAAAACTGTTAGATATTATTATCAGTGAAGCTGAAATGAGAAGAAACCGGAATGGGAAGAACCCATTTGAGTTAGCGTAAGGAGAAGAATATGCCGCAGGAACAATTTAAAATAGACAACGTTGTTATAAGAGCACCGGATAGTTACAAACCGGTGTTCGCAACCACTTCTACGGAAGACTCTAAAAGAAGTCAGGATTTGATTATGCACAATACGCCAATGGGGACAATTGGTGGGTATGACATGCAATGGGGCGAGCTTACATGGGCTGAAATAGCAACCATACTAAATACTGTACTTAACAAAAGTCAATTCACATTCCACCATAAAGACCCAACTGTTCCGGGAAGATGGATAGACAGAACATTCTACGCATCAAATTTTAACATGGCTGCGCAAACTCTGAAAGATGGGGAAGAAAAGTGGACAGATTTGTCTATTAATGTAAGGAGGATTGAGCCGATTTGATAAATGTATCTACTCAGTTGAAGAAAGAATCTCTTACAAACAGAAATTATTACGTGACAGCAAATGTTACATTGTCAAATGGTACAACTCTTAAATTAGGTAAAAAAGACTTTTATCTGTCTGGGAATAGTCTTGTAGATTCAGCAGACTCTGGGGACTTCCCGGTGGGTGTGGCAATCGAAAAAACGGCAAGCTTATCATTGGTAAATGATGATGGACGCTTTGACGGATATAATTTTAATGCTGCAAGATTTGTTATCTTTCTCAATGTACAGTTGTCCGACAAGTTGGAAACTATAAAAAGAGGTACTTATATTGTATCGAAAAAGCCTGCGACAGCGAGCGAAATAAGTCTTTCTCTCTTAGATAAAATGCACAACGCTGATAAGACATATGATTCTAATCTGTCTTTTCCTTGTACAGTCAAGGAACTGCTCTCAGAATGCTGCCAGCAATGTGGAATCACTCTTGGAGATGCAATGTTTCCAAATGCGGACTTTCAGATTCGGAAAGCGCCATCTAATGCGACATACCGTACAGTAATCGGAATGTGTGCCGGGACAGCCGGTGGAAATGCAAGAATCGACGAAAATGACTTACTCAGGATTATTACGTTTGATAAGACATTTACCAATACGACTATTTACGATGGTGGAACAGTAAAGAACTGGACAAATGGTGATGATCTGGATGGCGGTACGCTTAATCCATGGACAACAGGGACTGTGGTTGATGGTGGTACATTAAGCAATAACGACTATCACGCGTTATTTTCAATTCAGAATCTACAATATGACGTAGATGATGTTATTGTAACAGGCGTCAAATACGTAGAAGATGAGGCCGAATATATGTCGGGTCAGGACGGCTATGTAATCACTATTGATAATCAGCTATTGTCAGGAAATGCACAGGCAGGAGTCGAAGCTATTGGAAATCAATTAATCGGTTTGCGAATGCGTCCTTTCTCATGCGACGGAATTGCCAACGGATACGCCACTTTTGGCGATCCAGTCGAATTTATTGATACGAAGAATCGTGTCTTTAGATCGTTTGTGACAGATATAGAGTTCGTGTTCGGTGGCTCAACATCATGGAGTTGTAGCGCAAAGAGTGCTGAAGAAGATGCAAGCGAGTTTATTGGTGATCAGCAAACAGCGGTAGAGCAGTCAAAAAAAGATATAGAAAAAAAGTTATCTGCATATGACGTAAAGCTTAAACAAATGAACGAGCTTGCAGCAAACACGCTAGGTTTCTTCTATACAGAGGAAATACAAGAAGATGGTTCCGTAATTACGTACCGGCATGATAAGCCTACACTTGCTGATTCTAAAGTAATTTATAAGACAAGTGCTGATGGATTCTTCTTGTCAGTAGACGGCGGTCAGACATGGAAAGCCGGCTTTGATAGTAATGGAGATGCCGTCCTGAACATTCTTTACGCCATTGGCATTCAATCAGAGTGGATTAATACAAGAGGCTTCACAGCGAAAGACAATAACGGGAATACGACATTAAGAATAGATGCCGACACAGGTGCTGTCACATTAGAGGTTGAAAACTTTACACTGAAAAGTAGAACTATTGAACAGATCGCCAAGGATGTTGTGGATGGGACAGTTCAAAGCAATGTGACTATCCCGAACTATTATGGCACGTATACACCAACATTGCAGAATTATCCGGCATCTGAGTGGAAAAGTGAAGAATATAAAAAGCATGACGGCTCGATATTCATGAACTTCTCTACAAGCCAGGTATATATGTTTTCTGGGACTGATGGCGCTTGGCGGGAACTGGATGCTGAAAAAATTGTCAATTTTGAAAGAGTTTTTAACGCTTTAACGGATAACGGTAAGCAAGAGGGAATTTATATGCAGGACGGGCATCTGTATGTAAATGCTTCCTATATTAAGTCTGGCCAGATTTCAGCTGATTTGATTAATCTGAAGAACATCAATGTTACAAACAGTTCTGGAACGTCAACATTTGCGATTGATAACTACGGAAATGTTACACTCAGGCCTAATACATTTGTGTTAACAAACGGCGATACAATATATAGCATTGCTGAAGATAAAGCTTCGACAGCATTATCGAATGCGAATCGCTATACAGACAATGCACTTAGTGATCTCGACATAGGGAAAATGTCAAAACAAGAGATTATTAATGTACTAAGCGACAACAGCAACAATAAAGGTCTGTATCTATCAAATGGCAATGTGTACATGAATGCCGATTATATTAACACAGGTGAATTAGCAGGATGGGAAGTTGGACATAAAAAGCTTTCAGCAAGTGGCACGTATGGAGAAGTAATACTAGACGCTTCATCTGGAGAGATTTATTCAGAGACGAATACAGGAGTATATGTACCGGGGTACGGGACACTGTACGGAACACGAATCAGAGGAATTAATCTTTATACAGGAACTGTACACGCAAGCTCAGCCTCGTTTAATACTAGCGTTTCGGCGAGCAGCATTTCAGCGAGCAGTGTTTCAGCATCAGGAAAAGTTAAAGCAGGCACACACGTAGAAGCCAGTGGTCATTTCTATAGCATCGGTACGGGGACAGACCTTGCAGATGCTTCTATCAGAGGGAAGCTGAAAGTAAACGGGACAAAATCAAGATCAGTTTCGACGGTAGACTATGATGAACAGCTCTTTTACTGCTATGAAATGCCAACCCCATTCTTTGGAGATATCGGTGAATCTGTAATATCGGATGACGGGACTTGCATGATTGACATAGATGATATCTTTCAGGAATCTGCAAATGTCGGCATTAAATATTATGTGTTCTTGCAAAGAGAAGGAGAGGGCAACTGCTGGATAGCTGAGAAAGAGCAAAATTATTTTATCGTAAAAGGAACTCCGGGACTTAAATTTTCGTTCGAAATCAAAGCAAGACAAGCTGAATATGAGCATATGCGATTTACCGATCCGGGAGATACGGCTTATACAGACGCAAGAGATATAGAAATCCCGGAACCAAATTATGAGTCAGAAGAAGCAGAGGTCTCGGAACCAGATTATGAATCAGAGCTTATTAACGACAGATTAAACATTATCAATCAAATGGAGGTAATATCATGAAGAAGATTTTAACAAGTTTTATGAATCTTAGCACTGGAGAAGGAAGTCGAATTGCTTATACCTATTCAGAAGTAGACGAAAACACAGGAAGTATCATTAGCCAGAACAATAAAGGCAATTTCCTTGTAATGGATGACGATGTACAGAAAAATCTTGATTCTGTAAAGGATTACATAAGGAATAATTTCCTTTCATAAGGAGGTAAGTCTAATATGGCCGATACATATACAATACAATTCCGGCGCGGTATGTACGCCGATTTTGATACGTCGAAAATTCGCCCCGGAGAGCCTGTTGCGATTCTTGGCAATGACCCGTCCGTTCCATCTGGCAAAGCCTTATACATTGCATTTGCGGCTAATGATGTAAGGCGGTTGTGCTCCATTGAGGATATTTCAGAGATGGTTAATGCCGGAGAATTTGTTGGCCCGCAGGGTCCAAAAGGCGAAAAAGGAGATAAAGGTGATCCGGGAGAAAAGGGTGCGGATGGCACCGTAGCATTTGAATCGCTGACACCCGAGCAGAAAGAATCACTAAGGGGTATCTCTATCACAGCGGTCAGTATCGACACAGATGGAAATTTGACAATAACATTTTCAGATGGTGATAGTGAAAATGTTGGTAATATTATAGGGCCGCAAGGTCCGCAGGGACCACAAGGTGAAAAAGGAGATGTTGGTCCACAAGGTCCACAAGGCCCACAAGGAGAAAAGGGTGAACAAGGAAATGATGGAACATCTCTTAATATCCTTGGTACAAAAGAATCTGAGGCAGACCTCCCTTTAAGCGCAGAGAAGAACGACGCGTATTTAATAAATGGAGAAATGTGGGTTTTTAACGGCACAAATTGGAACAATGCTGGCAGGATTCAAGGGCCGCAAGGTCCGCAGGGACCAGTTGGTCCGCAAGGGCCAAAGGGCGACCCGGGACCGCAGGGCATAAAAGGAGACCCCGGAGAAAAAGGAGAGCAGGGGGCACAAGGTCTAAAAGGCGATACCGGGCCGCAAGGCGAGCAAGGCCCAGTTGGTCCAAAAGGCGAGCAAGGAGATACTGGTGCGCGAGGAATCACATTCACTCCTGTTGTAGACAGCAAAGGGAATATAAGTTGGAGTAATGACGGAGGGCTTGAAAACCCCCAGACAGTAAATATTACCGGGCCACAAGGCGATATGGGCGCAAAAGGAGATACTGGACCGCAAGGAGAAAAGGGAGAGGTTGGGGATGCCGGACCTAAAGGAGACAAAGGCACTACATTCATCCCAAGTGTGGACGCTGATGGAAACATAAGCTGGAGTAACACTGATGGCTTAGTTAATCCCGAAACAGCAAACATCAAAGGACCAAAAGGAGACAAAGGAAGTGATGCAACTGTCCCGATTGCTAAAATTGGAACTCTTGGAAAAATTAAGCCTGACGGCAAGACAACATTCGTAGATGAAGACGGAACACTCCATGCAAAAGGTGGCGGTACAACCGTTACCCCAAAACCCGTAAACAACCCAATGATTGAGAATGCAAACGCATCTGTCATAATTAAATGGCAAGACCCTGAAAATACCGTAATCAGTGGTTCAACATTTTCTACATGGGCTGGTACAAAGCTTGTGATGAGTGAAACAGGCTATCCTGCAAATCCAGATGACGGAACGCTTGTAGTTGATAATACAACGAGAGATAAATACAAAACCACAGGCTATACAGTTACGGGTCTGACGAACGGCAAACAATATTACTTCACGTTATTCCCATATTCTACCGATGGCGTATATAACTACGATGCAGGAAACAGACTCCTTGGAGAGCCAGGGGATTTAAAGATTGTTACATTTGCCGATGGAACAGATACAGAGATCACAAAGATGATTGAAGCTCATTATGCTGGAAAAATCAACATTGGAGATTATTGGGCTGTTGGAGACAAGAGGACAATCCATCATAATGCTATGGATGCAACGGGCGTAAGTGAGTCACACAAAGCAAATGATTATGTTTATGTGATTATCGGAATTGAACATGATGATTTAGTGGCTACTATAAACGGCAAGACCAAAGCTGCTATTACAATTCAGACGGAGCGTATATTGTATTTGGACACTGTGTCAGAATATAACAGTTCTTATGATGCATCACATGAATGTGGCTATATGAACAGTACAAACACAAACAGTGGTGGTTGGGAAGGCTGTGCAAGACGTAAATGGTGCAATAGTGTGTACAAAGGATGCTTGCCTCCCTATATCCAAAACATGATGAAGCAAGTTAAAAAATTGACATCAGCAGGTGGCTGGAGCAGTACGATTGAGACTTCTAATGACTATGCGTTTTTACCATCTGAAATTGAGGTTTTTGACAGTGTGGGATATTCTTTCACGGGTGAGGGGGAACAATATCAATACTTCAAAAATGCTACTGCTAATAGATATAAGAAGCCACGTTATAGCAGTGATTATGTATCTGGCTACTATTGGACACGTTCGCCTTACTCCAGCAGCAGCGGCGGTTCCTTCTGTGGTGTGGGCATAGGCGGGGGTACTGGCGCCTACAGTGCCGGTTACGCTCGTGGCATTACCCCTTGCTTATGTATCTAAAATCCTAGCAAATTAATGAATATAGCTGAATAGCTAAGAACAGGAGGTGCATATGGATAAAAAGGAAATTGCAAATATCTACAAAGCCATCAATCGAGTTTCAAACAGGCTGAATGAGATGTCTGAGAAGTTAGACGTTGTGATGCAGATGCTTAATGTGGAATCTAACCGTAAGATTCTAATTAATGGTGATGGTATTGACGGGTTAGCTGAACTTGTATCAACGCATGATTCAGCACTTGATGAACTGGCTACATTAGTTGCAACAATCGGAGGTAAGAATAATGGTTAAATTTTTCGAAGAGCGAGTAATCAATGGGCTAAAAAAATGGACAGATGTTCCTGAGTTGTGGAATAAGAAGGTAATTGAAAGACTTCAAAAGGATGGCTATGTACTGAATGAGGACGGGACAGTAACAGAATCAAAACCAGGAATAGTGAAATAAAATACGTGCAAGGGAGAAAATATGGAAATTAAAGGAATTGACGTATCATCTTATCAGAGTAAGCCAGACTGGGCGAAAGTATCGAATTCTGAAATTAAGTTTGCAATATTGAGAATCCATCAAAAATCTGGAACTGATTCCTCTTTTGAGCATAACTACAAAGGATGCAAGTCAAATGGAATCCTTGTCGGCGGATATAAATACAGTTACGCTCTGACACCGGCGCAGGCAATTGATGAAGCTGAGAGCGTAATTTCTGTTCTTGGCGGACGCGGAATAGACTTTCCAATCTTCTACGACCTTGAATGGAGTCAGCAGAGAAACCTTGGGAAACAGGCGATTGAGAACATTGCAGTAGCATTTCTGACCAGAATCAAAAAAGCCGGTTATAAGGTCGGTATCTACTGCAATCTTGATTGGTACAATAACGTTCTGTCAGACACCCTGAAAAAGTACGATTGCTGGATTGCTCGTTATCCGGCTAGTGATAATGGCTCTGTACAGGAAAGATTGCGTCCATCTGTTGGTGTAGGCTGGCAGTATTCCAGTAGAGGAAAAGTATCCGGCATTAGTGGTAACGTTGACATGGATGTATTCTATAAGGATTACAAAGAGGAGGTTTCTGCAATGGATAAAGCTATTGAAAAAGTGATTCTCACTGCAAAAAATGAGATTGGATACCTTGAAAAGAAGAGCAATAGTCAGCTCGACAGTAAGACTGCAAACGCCGGCTCGAACAACTATACGAAGTACTGGCGGGACATTAAGCCATCATATCAAGGACAGCCTTGGTGCGCAGCATTCGTGAGTTGGTGTTTTATGGAAGCATTCGGACAGGAAAAAGCAAAAAAACTGTTGAAGCACTGGCCCTATGTTTACTGCCCAACACTTGGTAATCTGTTTACAAGGAACGCTAATCCAAAGATCGGTGATATTGTAATTTTTTATCATAATGGAACTTTCACCCATACCGGCATCGTAACGGCTGTAATCGGAGACAGGTTCTATACCATCGAGGGAAATACTTCTGGTGCATCTGGAATTATTGCAAATGGCGGCGGTGTCTGCGCAAAGAGTTATCTTAACAGCCAGATGCCCGGAACTAAGTTCTGTACACCAGATTATAGTATTGTATCCGATGCATCCGCACCCGTAAAACCTGAGAATACATCATCTAATACTGCACAGACAGGAGAGAAATATATGTTTAATCCAGAAACAGTAAAAGCAGGAGATAAAAACACATCTGTGCTCCTCTTACAGGAAATCTTAAGAGCCAGAGGTTTTAAAGGAAAAGGCGGCAAAGCTCTGAAACTTACATGGACAGCAGATTCAAACACGATTTATGCTCTGAAAGCTTATCAGGAATCCAGAAAAGAAGTTCTGGAAGTGGATGGAATCTGTGGACCCGCCACATGGAAAGATTTGATTGCTATATAAAAACATCCCGGGGTTAACCCCCGGGAACTTTATTTATAAACATATTTAGTATCATTTCGGACGTTTTGGACTGTTGTCGTTAGACACACGTTAGTCACAAATAAAAATATTGTTTCCTAATATAATAGTGGCAAAAACACTGTATTTACAGGCGTTTGCGCAATTTTCTAAATTCTATTTGTTAGTCACAAACAATAAAATTAGAATAATGAAAATGAAATGTGGGAAATCCTTGCAAAATCGCTAAAAACGTTGATTTTAATAGGGTTTCCGGCATTTCGATAATGATATTTCGGTTGTTTTAGAAAGATTAAAATGGGTTCCGTTAGTCACAGTTAGTCACAAATGGAACTTTTATCTTTTCTATTTCTGTCCGAAGTTCTTCCAGCGTCCTGTGGCCGTACACAGCATTTGTGACGTCTCCACCAAAAGAGTGGCCAAGCATTCGTTTTCGGTCATTCTCCCGGACACCGTATTTTTCACACAGCGCAGAAAAAGTGTGTCGACAATCGTGTGGTGTATGTTTCGGATCGCCGACTATTCCCAAACGTTCCAGTGTAGGATAGAACAATGCTTTCCTATGATGCTGCTGAGTATATATGCATAGTTTTCCATCTTGTGTCAGTACTTTCTGTTCAACAAAATGATACACAGCAGAATGTATCGGAACAATTCTGTTTTTACCGGCTTTTGTTTTGATTCCACCTTGAAAGTATCTTTCTTCTAAGTTGGTTGTAAGTTTTAACACTTCCCCAATTCTCCAGCCAGAATAGCACATGATAAGAATGAGCTGCACTTCTGGATCGTCGGCATTATTCCACAGCACTTGCATCTCCTGATCAGAAAATGGCGTTCCATGTTCGGTGTCATTATCAGCGTTGACATGGACATATAACGCCTTATTTTCCGTTACGATTTCTGAATATACTGCATATTTGTACATCTGCTTAAACAGAGTTAAAATAGCCATCTGGCTTTGCTTTTTCAGTGTACAATCATCAATAACCTTTTGCATATCGGGAGCTTTTAAATCCTCGAATATGCGGTTATGCAGAACAGTACAGTTTGTATAAGCTGTTCGGTATGCTTCTTTTGAACTATATGACAGTTTTGTCCCCTCTGGGAACTTCCACACATAAAACTGCTCATATACATCTGAGAACGTCAATTTCTTGATTTCCGGGTGTTTTCCTTCGACGCCCTTGATTGTATTGTAGTCGGCAATCAAGCGGCTTATAAGAGTATCTATGTCGGTTGTAGGGGACACCTCAAGAGTCCGTTCCATGCCGGGTTGATACGTGCCGGCTTTGTATGCTGTCAGGACAGTGAAACCTTTTATCCAGTCATCTACATAGCAGATCGCCGGTGGGCGTTTTAGTTTACCAGTATCGTCCGGTGTAGCTGGTGGATGTACTGCGAAACAGTTTCTCCGGTTCTTGCCAAGATAACGGATGCTGCCGAAACTATTCGGCAATTTTGGATATTTCTTTCTTTTCTTCGCCATTTTTATTCCTCTTTTCTTTATGTAGCTGTTTTTAGGTATAAAAATAACAGCCGAACAAATTTTCTGTCTTGTTCGACTGCTCCGAAGATGATACAATATGTCTTGCCAGAATATAGCATCTCTCCGGAGATGTATAAACGCCGTCCCGGTACGCCAATGCCGGGGCGGTTTTTTTATTTAATTATGTGATTTCCAATTTGATCTCATTATAATTCCAACAATCCAATATATTCCACCAGAGAATAATCCTAGAATAAAAATCCAGAACCAACTGAGATACCATGGCATTTTCCGTTTTATATACGGTGTACCTGAACTCGCCGCTGAGGATGCAGAGGAAGATGCAGAATTGTTAATGATGATATCTCTGTTATTGGAAGCTAATTGTTCTACTTGCTTTCCACACTTAGGACACACTACACAGTCGTCGTCAATAAGTTCTCCGCAGTGCTTACAATATTTTTTCTTTTCATTCATGATAAACACCCTCCTGATATGTTTTCGCCACGCTTCGCACTTTTTATGCGGATTATGTATTTTGTACCGCTGATTTTGCAATATTATGTAAAGTACGGTTATTCGTGGTATTTTTATTTTATCATTTTAAGAGCATATTGTAAAGATTTAGAACGAAATAGAGTGATTTAGATGAAAAAGAAATGTTTTTTTCTATAAAATAGTGAGAGTTCATGTATATCATTGGCAGTTGCCAAGAGTCGGAATAGATGGTATAATAGCAAAACGAACTAATGTTCGGTTCTATTTCCCACGGCCGGACATATACTGTAGTGTAGGTGGTAGTTGTGACAGGGAGGGTTATTTATGGATTATAAGAAAGAGATTATTGAGATGATACAGAAAATACATAATGAATCAATGATAAAATTTATTTACGGATGCGTAAAAAGGGCTTATAAGGAAGAAAGGGCAGGAAAATGATTCCTACCCTTGCGTTTTAGAAAATAAACTTCTCAAAAAAATCACATAACAAATCTTTTTTATCGGGCGGCAGGTTATCGTATTCAAGAATTATTCTTTTGAAACGAGGGTCTGACTGCTCGATTTTTGTAACTACATCTCCAAATTCAATATCAGGGTCTTGATTCTCTTTTAAATCTGTCAAATCTGACATTCTTATTCGGAAATAATCGGCTAAGGCTCTAATCTTTCCGGTTCCTGGCATCGAATTACCTTTGCACCACATATTAAATGTAGATGCGTTTGTTCCAATGGCTTCAGCGATTTCCTTTTGCTGTTTCCCACTTCTTGAAATGTACTTATTAAGGTTATTCGAGAAGATCTTTTTCTGTTCTTCAGTTGTCATGGTTGTCATGATTCTTTTCCTCCTTACATTTTGTATTGTACATCATATTTATAAAAAATTCAATAGTTAATTCAATTATTTTGAATTTTGGTGTTGACAATTCAATACAGTTGAATTATAATAAGCTCAGAAGTTAAGAAAGGAGATGAGCAAATGCCAAAAATTTCATTAGAAGCTGTTCGAGTAAACGCAGGATGTAATCAGAAAGAATGGGCTGAAATATTCGGTATTTCCAATGCAACTGTAGTTAATTGGGAAAAAGGAAAAACAGAGCCGACATTATCACAGCTCAGAAAAATGAGTGAGCTTTCTGGAATTCCTATGGACTTTATTTTTGTGCCAAATAACTTCAATTAAATTGAAATAGAAAGGAGCATAAATGGACGCATTACAATTTAATAAAGCCGTCAGTCAGCACTGCAAAGAATCTGGTGGAGACTGTTGCAAATGTGACCTTCGGCTTTACTGTTACCTATCGCCAAGTGAGCGACCAGATGAGTTAGTGAGCCTGGTTATTGATTTTTTGCATAACCACATTGAAAACCATGGTCATTATACCCATCACAGCGCGGCTTCATTTCCGTGTATTGATGATATGGACATGAGCACCGCAGTAGGTGGCGACCGCTATCAGAAACCTCATACTCTTCATAAACAGTCACGTGTTTGTGAATCTTGTGGCAATGATACAGTCGTGTAATTGTTTCAACCATATAATTCCCCTTTCGTTATACTCGGCATGTCGGTGCCTGTAAATGCATTATAGGTAGAGGGGAAAGGAAATACAATAGGTTGAATAAAAATCGTATTAAGAGATAAAAGCAAAGTAAGGAGGTAAAAAATATGAAACGCCATCCGATTATGGAATATGTGATTCCAGCAATTGTAGCAAGTGTGGCAACAGTTTTAATCCGTTT